CGATTGAATCTGCATCTTCTAAAGATGTTGCAGTGTATGGAACTATCAGATCATCTGCCGGAACAAATTTAGACACGGCTCTGTCAAGAATTTCATCGTAATAAATTTTCTTGAAAGCAGAGCCGCTAAGAGGGAGATAAAAAAGTAACTGATCGAACTCGGGTTCATACTCTTTCATCACGTTCATGAGTTGATAGTTCATGAAATTTTTTACTCTAGTTGACTGCTCTTCTTTTTGTCTTGAAGGTATACCCATAATTTGAGTGTGTACTGGACCAGTCGCTGGAAGTAATTCTTTGTAAGCTTGTGCTTGAAACTGTGTTACTGCTTCTGCTAATACAGGGTGAGTTGCACCACTTGCATTTGAGAATGGTTGAGATCTTGTTTCATATTTAAATCCCAATAAATCTAAACCTTTTATGTATGCATCTTCCCAATCTTTTCTAGATGCTTTGTATTGTGTGTAGTTTTCAAAAAGTTCAGAACCTAATCTACCTAAAACATCTTCAGGTAATAGGTCTGCTAAGTTATCAAAATGTTCGTTAGTTCCTGGCTGGTTTACAGCTTCAGGATCAAAAGTGATTGTAGCACCACCGTCTTCGTCTTGTTCAACTTGAACATCTTCTGGTCCAACTTGTTCTTCAATATTGTCTTGAGAAGCTTCTGCTATCTCTTCTTCACTAGGTAATTTTATTTCCTGCTCTACGTTTGGTAGAGACTTGTCTATTGTTGACATTATTTTTCTCCGAGTTCGATACTACTATAATCTTTTTTGTAGGAACATTCAACCCCTGTGAATTAGGTCCTTTAAGTGGTGGAATTGTGGTTGTTAATTTTTTAATCATCTAATAGTCCTAATCCTTGTATAGCTAAAGAAGCACCTAGTCCACCTATTCCTAGTCTAGAGATACCTTTAAGAGCTACTTTCGGTAAACCTAATCGAGCAGCTTTTCTTAGTGTTGGGCTCAGCCCTCTAGTTAATTTATCTGTTTGTTCGGCAAATATTGGGTACGTATAGTTTAATGGATCTGTTGCAATATCTGTAATTGAATCTCCTTCTGCAACTTGACTAGCAATATCTCCAGCCATAAATGGTGCTAGTAATGCAGGCGATGCTGCAGCTCCGAGCCCTCTTCCTAAAACTCTTAAACCTGTTTTAATTGCACCTTTTGGTTTTCTTTCAATACCAAGTGCTCTTGATTTACTTGCTTTAATTGTTGATGGTGCGGCAAGCGCCGTTGTTCCTGTAAGTGTTGCACCCAATGCAGGTAATTGATAATCTAATATCGCAGGTCTTTCAAAGTCTGTTGTAATGGGTTGTGTTGCCATATCGACTAACATACTTTTTTGTTGATCTTCATTTGATAAATAAGTTGTTGGATCATCATTTCTAAATGCTTTAACTAATCCTATTGCAGCTCCGACACCAGCACCAATGCCAAATGTTTTTGGACCAGGGCCTTTTAAAAAATTTAAGAAACCTGTTGCAGCATTTTTAACTTTCTGCATAGCACCACTAGTGTTAGGTGCTTCATCAAAAACCTGTGCTGCTTTTACTGGATCATTTTTAATTGCAGCCTTACAATCTCCAGGTAGTCCACCACGAGATAGTAAACTACATAAAGCTAACTGCTCTCTTTGAGATAATTTATTAGCTCCTTGAATCATTTGATTTGCTTTCTTCTGAAGCTCCATAGACATAGGTCTATTTAACTCTATTAAATCTCTAAGTGTTTGCGATTTTTTAATTTCTTTTAAACTAGCCCCCTCAGTTAAATCCATTGGATCTATTGTTTTTCTTAGATCAACACCATACTCATATTTTTTTAAAGTATATGGATCTATAGTTTCAAAAGTTTTGTAGCCACCACTTTCTGCAGCAAGTCTCATACCTTTAACGTTTGCTTCTTCTAGTTTTTGTCTCCAGTTATTTGGTTTGTTTTTTATAAGTCGTAGCTGTTTCTTTTTTAATGACCTTAACTTTTCATCAAATTCTTTTAATGCTTCTTGGTTTATAACAGCTGGAGCGTAACCCAAATTTCTTGCAGTCACCTCTGTAAAAAATTTATCACCCATATGACTTTTTTGAATTCCAGAATCTTTTGGTCCTGAATAAAATTTCTCCATTGTAGCTTGACTAAATTTTCTTTGAGCAGCAACTTCTTTTTTGTTAGCAGCTCTTTTTCTTTCAGCTTCATCACCAAATTTTAAAGGTATCTTTCTTCTAAAACCAGGTACTGCTACGTCTGCAGATTTAATTGCAGTTTCAAAAACTTTTTTATCTAAACCATATTTTTCTGCTATTTTTGGAGTTGTTCCTTTTTTTATACTGGGAGCAAGTTGGTAGTCTCTCAGCGCCTTAAAACCTTTTAAGGTAGAAGTTTGAACCATACCTATTTTTTTAATTTCAGGTATTATCTCGTTTTTAAATTTTGTTATTGAACTAGGCTTTGCATCTGTTCCTAAATGCTTGTTTACAAGACTAGGTACATGAATTACTTTTATTTTTGAATAATAGTTTTTTAACTCTAGCTTTGCATCTTTAATTGCTTTATTTAATTTTGGATTGTCTACTAAAGTCCCTCCTCTTTCAGCTACAGCTGCTGCTTGTTTTTCTATAATTGTTTTTGCTTTAGGGTTTTTTATATTAAATTTTTTTAAATCATTTCTTGCTTCTTCTATTGAGTCCCTGAGAGGTTGACGAAACATTTTATCTTTTCGTTGAGGACCAGCATAGTATTTTTTAGAGCCATCGGTAAAAGTTCTTTCATAAATACTTGGTTCAACAGTTTTACCTTTAGTTTCTATTTTAAGAGCCATTACACCTCCAGGATGCCGGCAAGACCGCCGCTTTTAAGTCCTGGAATGTCTATACCTAATTGTATTTGTATTTCTCTAATGCCATCTGGGTAGTCATCAGGATTTTTTAATACCTTGTGCAGGTTTCTAAAATATTCTGTTTTCTCTTTTCCAACTAAACTTTTGTCAGATCCCAGACTTGCAAACAATCTTGAAATATCTTTTGCTTCAATACCGTACTTACGTAAAGCTTGGTAACCGATTCTTGCAGCACCACCAGCGAACATGGGTACACGTCCACCATCTGCAAATTCAAAATCATTAGGGTCAATCATTTCAGGATCAAAGAATCTACTAGTTACTGAGTTACCTTTTGCATCTTTTATCTTAACTAAATTTTCTGCAAACTCTTGTATATCATTTGGTGAATCTAATCTTGCAACTGCTGATGCAACCTTTGGTCCAAAGTATTTTTGAACTAGTAATAGTGGATCACCTAATCCACCACCGCCACCTTCGGTTGCAAATCTTAAATCATCTGGTTCCATAACACCTGATAAAGTTGTGCCACCTGGAAACTCTGGGTCTTCTAAATCTTTAATTCTGTTTAAAAAATCTCTAGCGTTTGCTCTTGCAACTGGTTTTGCATTTTCTGCAACTCCTGACATTTGATAAACTTTATTTACTAAGTCATCTACAACTAAACTATTATTCTTAACAGACTTGATTGCCTCTAAACCTGCACCCGTTGGTAGGATTGTATCTCTTGGGTCAACACCCTCTGGTAAATCTACGTCTTTTAATACATCATCCATTAATTTTTCATCAAATGGAGTGTTCATAACTTCATCAACTCTTTCAGATGGGATACCATATTTTTCTGTAATCCCTTTTTTAAACTTATCTTTTTGTAAAGACATTATACCTTCTGCGTCTAAGTTTTTAGTTCCTGTAGCAAGATCTGTAATGTTCGCTGGCCCTGGAGGTGGGTTATAAAACTCATCCATCTTAGACATGTTTTCTAAAAGTTTGCTAGCTTGAAGATCATTTAATTTATCTCCTGCTGCATAACTGACAGAGTCTTTTAGTTCATCAAGTGCTTTGGACTGAGGTAGCACTCCTAGTGCATTAGTGTTCAAATCCATTTTTAATATTTCAGGCTCACCTTTACCAATGAAACTAATATTAGTTTTAGTTCCTAAAATATCAGATACGTTCCCACCAAGCTTTTGATAAAGTTTTACAATTTGATTTACTATTTCTTTTCTAGCCATAATATTCTAACCTACTTCTGTCCGGCAAAGGTTCGTCTTCATATGCATCTTTATTACGAACTAAGCCACCTTGTTTAATACGCATAATTGCCTGTGTTGTGGAGTCGACATAGTCATCGTGATCCCCAAACGGAAATGATGCGCACTCTTCCACAACCTCTTGAGCGTAGTGTTCGTGCATAGGAGCCCAAACCATTCCCATCTCAAAAAGTGGTGCTACTGAGTTTACTCTAGCATGTTTATCATTTCCTCGGCTCGGCGTAAAGTTAATTACGGGGATTCCCATATCCCTTAATTCATGGGTTAAAGGAATACCAGAGGCTTTAGACTCTACGATCACCATGTCAGGCCGCCAATACAAATACTCCTCATGAGCAACTTTTCTAAGTTCTGGAAACTCATAACGATCTTTAAAAGCATTGAGTAATATTATATTAGCCCTACCATCATCATCTTTAAAAACTCCCCAGGTAGTAATAGCTGAAAAGTCAGCAGATTCCTTTTTAAGAAAAGCGGTATCATAACTTTGAATTATAAAATCACATTGTGGTGGATCTTTACCTTCCCAGTTTTGCCACCAGTCACGTTTTAATATTGCACCTTCTTCAGCGGTTGGCTGTTGCATATATTGAGCGTTCCAGTTGTTAACTGGAATAGATGCTTTAGTTTTCTCTAATTCTTCCCTGGTCCAGTATTCTGGCCAAACAGGTTTACCATCCGGTAACAGTGCAGGTAGTTCTACCACTTCCCATTGGTCAGAGTTTTCTTCTCCCTGAGCCCTGAGCAATTGTCCAGTAATATCTTTTGTAGACCATCTAGTCATTACAACCACAATACGTCCGCCAGGTTGAAGACGTTGACGTGGACCTGATGTATACCAGTTCCATGCCTTGTCAAAAGACTTACTATCTTTTTTAATATCTTGTTCTTTGTGCGGGTCATCAATTATTAATAGATCAGCACCACGACCTGTGATTGCTCCACCAACACCGGCTGCGAAGTATTCACCGCCTTGTTCAGTTTTCCATTTCCCTGCTGCCTGAGAATCTTCCATGAGACGTGTATCAAATAATTGTTTGTAGTTTTCTTGGTCTACTAAATTCTTGGTCTTACGGCCAAAGTCTATTGCTAGATCTGCCGTGTGTGTTGCTTGAATGATCTTTAACCGGGGATCGAGGCCAACCATCCATGCCGGGAGTAAGTATGAGGCAAACTCCGACTTTGTGTGTCTTGGCGGCATGTTAATGATTAGTCTTTTAATTTTCCCGCTAGCGAGATCATTAAATTTTTTATTAATTTTTTTGTGGTGTGAACCTTCAATAAACTCAGGCCAAACATACTTGACGAAACTCAAAAAGTCTTTCTTGATCTTTGGTCTTGCTTTATCTAATTCTACACTCTTTTCTAAATCCAAAAGTCGTGCTCTTTCTTCTGGAGTCAATCCTGAAAAATTTTCCATAAAATTTTTTATAATATTTTTTATATAACCTATTTTTGAAATCTTGGCTATAAGAGTCTAAATCTTACATATATGTACTGCATTGGGACCCCTTATACCAGATTAGGGTGGGCCCTCCCAAAGTTTTCAAGCAAAAAATCAATATGTTGTGGTACCTCTATCGGTACACACTATGTAATTATTGCATGGCTAGATTTCTGCATCTCACCTAG